TCCCCAAAGAATATTAACCTTTCCTCTCCTCCTCTTCCGTGTAATCCTATTTTAGATTGAATAGATTCACACCTACCTGAATCCCCAGGCCCAGGTGGCTCTAAAAAACTTAGAAGCTCTGAATTGCCTTCTACCGCTAATGTCCTTAATCCAGCACTTATTGTACACTTACCTTCTGTATCTATTTTTCCTTTATCATCTAGACAAAAAGTACTCTGCCCATTAGTAAGTTTATATTCTAAACTTCCAACTGTAGATCCTGCAATATAATTGATAGGGTTGGCACAAATATTCTTCCATGCTTCTTTTAGATCCGTATCATTAGAAGAATTTATTTGATTCCTACAAAAATTATCGACAAACTTCATTTGTTCTAGGTATGCAGCTTGTTCTGATTTACTTACAGCGGGGTTAATAGTGTCGTCTAGAGATGCAACATATTCTTCTTGTGCTATTCCTTGTGCTGCGAGGAGTGTTGCAGCATTGTTTAAGGTAGCATTCTTATCCCCTCTCCCTTCTACTTGTACAGCAATAGATTCTCCATCTACCATCCAACCATCGTCTTCTATTTCTTGTACTCTATTAAGTCTCCAAGCCCCTCCAATTTCTGCTGCGGCTTTTGCCTCAAAGTCTGCGATGGCTTGTTGTTCTTCTCTCTTTCTTTGAGTGGCAGCATCCTCACTATCTGGATCGCTACCTCCCTCCCCGTCTCCTGATAGCTTTTCAATAAAATCTTGCTTTCGTCCTGCTGCTTTCTGTACATCAGTATCGTATTTTGCTTGGGCAGTCGGAGTAACCTCTCCAGCCGCAGTAAGTTTTGGGCTACCTCCCATTTGTACAGTCCCCTTCCCGCTTTTCTCTCCCCCGTATAAATTGATTACAACTACATCTCCCTCTGGGTTTCTATAAATAGACATCTCCGTAGGCTTTCCATTTACACCCATTACGGGAACAGCGTCTGCTGTGGCTGCATTAATCGCATTATTTGCTACAGTCGCCCCATCCTCAAAGGCAAGATCACTTGGGGGTGGAGGTGTCTCCTCTTGTGTTTCCTTCTTCTTGGCTTTTGGTTTAGCTTCCGCTTTAGCTTCACTAATATATTCCAGCTTAAAAGTCCTCTTTTTAAGCTTATTGTAGCTTTCTAATAACTCAGTAAAATAGTCCATATTATATTATAGCCCTAAGAAAAATTAGGCCCAGCCCATTTATATATAGACTGAGCCTAAGTATTTTCACTACTTAACTCTCAAGGGTTAGAGTAGTTGAAAGCATTCATGAAATCATACTTGAAGGTCACATCTAAAGTGTGGAAATCGTTAGTTGCATAATTAAACTCAGACGCAGCCCACTTAGTAGGATACACTCCGTAAACTTCAATAGTAGAGTGTGGGGTCATAGTGTTATCAAGCATAACTATTTCCGCTTTCATGGCTTTAAAGGTACTTCCTGCACCACCACCAGGAGCAGAACTCTTAGTCATTTCTCCAGTAATGGGGTCGTAAGTATGCTTAAAGTATCTCCAAAGATCACTTGCTGCTTCTCTCAAGTATAAGTTATCAAAAGTGACCACTAAATCCCCAGGAGTTACTTTACCTGGGTAGTGAACTTTATCGTTAACTCTATCAATTACAATGGGCTCAGAAGCCATTTCTAAACCAGTAATTTTTTTAGCAGCTAAGGTAAGATCTCTTTCACTCACTACATCGTCAGGTAATCCCACAAAATGAATTTCAAATTGATAAGCTCTTACAGAATCTAAATCCGTAGAGATTAAAGGGAGACCTTGACCTGGAGTGAAGTCTCTTCCGTAACTATTCTTGTAATATGATGTTGCCATAATTAAATTCCTATATAGATCCTAAGTCTGCTGATTGGTTGGTAAGGTTAACTTCAAAGATAAGAATCTCAGCAGTCTTAGTAGGCTTGATAATTACCTTCGTCCAAAGTTCGTTTCTATCAACTCTCACAGGAGTATTTACTGTCGAATCACAAACAACACGGAATTCTGTGATGCCTCGTCTTCTACGAATATCATCCAAGAAGGGGTTCAGTAAGTCTTCAATTTGTGCCCAAGTAAACTCATCGTTAGGTTCGAAAACAAATCTACGAGTACTAGAAAGAATAACCTTACGAACATAAATCATTAATCTTCTAATGTTAATTCTGTCTAGTGCAGTAGAAGCTCTTTGAGAAGTTCTCTGACCAAAGATAGTGATTCCTTGTTGCGGGAATGCTACGATTGGGTTTATAGCGTTTCCACCACTATACATACTGTCTCGATCACCTTGGTTAAGTTTGACTTCCACTTCAGTAGGCTTACTCAATTTACCTCTTCTTAAACCAGCAGGGGCAAACCAACTCTCAGAAACAGTATCCGTATAAGCCATTTGTCTAGCTCCGAAAATCACGGGGTCAAACCAGCGATCTTTAGAATCAAAGACACTGAATACTTTCACATGGGGGAAGTAAATTGCAGCGTAAGAACTGTTGATAGACGAAGTCCTGGAACCTGCTGTACTAGAAGATTTTCCGTTAGTCCAATCTATAGCATCTTGAACGGTTCCAATACCATACGGAGGAGAAACCAAAGCAATAAAGTTTTGAGTATTCTCAGCTAAGGTTATAAGATTATTTTGAACAGCTTCAGTATAGATACCTGGGATCGCAGCAATACCAATGTTGAGAACATCATCATCTAATGCTTGCATCCCCGTTTTAGGATCAACCGAGGCATCTCCAATTAACGCAGTAGTATTAGCCGCAGCAGTACCAGTACCGTTATTCCCACCAGTCATGCTTTGACCAGCAGCCTGAACTAACTTATTCCATCTACCTCCGTTTTCCACTGCGGAAACATCCGTTATAGCGGTGCCATCACCATTTGGATTATTTACGGGCTCTAACCATTGTGTAGTCATTGAGAAAGTAGTTGTACCCGCAAGGGTAGCAGTTGTTCCATCAAAATTGCCAAGAGATGCAGCCGTAGCATCGGCATCATCTTTAATAATATTACCTTTAATTATATCAGAAGTAAGATTAGTTTCTCCTGTATTAATTACATCTTCAATGAAAGCACCTGATCCAACGAAACTAGTTTTAAATGTTTCATCAGCCACCCCATCTTGATTAACTACCACACTAAAGTTTTGATCTCCTAAGCCATTAACAGTAATAGTATTTCCGCTCGTATTTCCATCTGTCTTAGTACCACCATTGTATCCCGCACCTTCATAAAGAGAAACTATATTGTAAGATGTTGAGTTAGTTCCTGTTGCAGCAAAAGTAGAGCCATAAACTCTAACAGCCGAAGCTAAATAATTGCCACCATCACTAGCACCATAATTAGTAGTAGTGGAGTTGGTTGCACTTACAGCAGCAAGGGCAGATACCCCACGGGCTCCATCAAACGATGTGCCTGTACAACAAGATACGCCTAAAGATGCTCCAGAGCCAGCAAATGCCCCCACTAAAGCTCCAGACAGCCCAAGTCCTGCGTATCCATCTCCTCCATCGAATACACCAACTTTATCTGCATCCAAACTCCCACCAATAATCTTTCTTAGTGCTTCAGCTTGCCCAGAAACTGAGGTACTGGTAGCAACAGAAAAGTCTTTTCCTGGTGCGGTATACTGTGCCTTGCCATCGTTATCATAAACTTGAATCCTGAAAGTTATATCTCGGTTAAGACCAAATCCAACAAGGGGGTCACTAGGAGGACCAGAAACCACTATAGATGGACAGGTTCCTATAGACATAGTAGCTGAAGCATCAGCAGCATCAGAAGTTACAGCACGAACAAAATAGAGGCTGTTTGTCTGCTCTAAAATCTCCAAGCCTCCTTCTAAGGCTTGGCCTGGAAGAGCTTCAAAAGGGATTCCAAAAGTTCTAATTAACTTGTTTTGATCAGTAATAAGAGTGGCCTTATTCGTAGGACCCTTACTCGCAAAACCAACTAAACCAACTATAGAGGTATTGATTGACGGAGTGTAATCCGAAATATCCTTCTCAATAGTGTATACACCAGGACTTACATAATTAGGCATAACTTATTCTCCTAAGCATTAGAGATTTTAAATATTCTTCGTCTATGAAGTGTTTTAATCTGTTCCGTAATGTAGTGATCGGGGACCACTATACTTTCTCCTGGCTTCATCCACTTTTCCATATTACCTTTTTCGGTTCCAAAATAGATGGTGAATGCCTGAAGACTATCATTTTTAACTAATTTCATATCTTTATCTCCTTATTATCTACCCAACTAACTCACTTTTTTTGAGAACTTTTTTTATGTATCGGCCAAACAACTGCCATCTATGTCAATAGTAACTAAAGCTATACTATTATTCTCATCGGGTTCAGTAGTCTCTTGGTATACATCTGCATACACAGCAAATCTGTATTGTATCTCATTTAAATACAAGGTGGGTAGCTCAAAAGTACCTGTATAGGATTGATTAGGTTGCA